GACCGGCTCCCGGAACCGGGCCGCACTGATCGAGCGTCTCACGGGCGCGGGTCTCGACGCGGTCGGGGCCGAGCTCCGGACGCCCAGGACCGAGTCGGAGATCGACCAGAACTACCGGCGCCGACTCACGAAGGCGAACGAAGTCTCCGACCTCCCGCTCCATCGGATCCTCCGAGAGACCGCGGGGGAGATGGTCTCGAAGCTGGTCGAGAGCGAGCCGATCGCGGAGATCCTCTCGGCGCTCGCGTCGACCTACGGGATCGAGTAATGGCGAAACGGAAGAAGACTTCGATCAAGAAGGACCCGACCAAAGCGATCCGGGAACGGGCGGTCAAGATCCTTGCGACCGGGACCTTCCGAGAGACGACACGGCGAAGGCTCGAGGTCTCGAACGGACTCTGGTCGGCCTGGATCCGAGAGGGCAAGGCCGAGCGGCAAGCCCTGGACGAAGGGACGATCACGGAGCTAGGGCCCCGCGGTCTCTTCGTCGAAGCGATCGAGAAGGCCGAAGGCGAAGCACACGATCGCATCTTGCGGGACGGCGTCTTGAATGCGGGGCCCGAAGCACAACGCTGGTACCTACAGCGACGCTGGCCGGAACTCTACTCGACCCAGCCCGCACGCGGAGTCATGGACGACGACGCCGGGGAGCTGGTCAAGGTCGATCCCCGCGACCTCTTGAAAGAGAAGCTCCGCGAACTTCTCGAAGGGTCCGAAGGAGAATGAGCGCCCGAGTCGGCCCGGATATCCTTGATCTCGTCCGCGGGTTGCGAGTCGATCAGATCGACGCGTTCGTGGACTCACTCTCGGATGCCGCGGCCGACCGGACTCTGGCCGACTGGTCACTCTGGAGGCTCCCCTATCAGACCCCGCCTCTGGGCGATTGGACCCGCTGGATCCTCCGGTGTGGCCGCGGAGCGGGGAAGACCTACACGGGCGGGAAGGTCACGAACGAGACCGCCCGCGACAAGTCCAAGATCAAGAGCGGCGAGATCGGGATCATCGGTCGGACCTACTCGGACGCTCGGTTTACGATGATCGAGGGTCCTTCCGGGATCCTTGCGACCTCGACCCCAGACTTCCGCCCCCGCTGGGAACCTGGAAACGGGCTCTTGATCTGGCCGAACGGGGTCCGCGGTCGAGTCTTCTCGGCCGACAAACCGGAGTCCATCCGCGGGCCGAACTTCTCCTTCGTGTGGGCGGACGAACCCGCACACTGGACCGACCTCTTCAAGACCTGGATCGAAGTGATCGAGCCAGCCCTCCGCGTGGGCTGGATGCGAGCGCTCTTGACCACGACGCCGATCCGGAATCCGGATCTCCGGAAGCTCGAAGAGCTGGCCGGGTCGGTCGTGACTCGAGCCGCGACCTTCGATAACCCGTATCTCCCCCGCTCTGCGCGGGCCCGATACCGCGAGATCTACGAAGGGACCCGGGCCGGACTTCAAGAGCTTTACGGGGAGTTCTTGGTCGACAACGATCGGGCGCTCTGGTCCTACGAAGAGATCGAGCGCAACCGGATCCGATGCCTGGACGGACGCTTCGATCGCGCGCTGGAGTCTGTCGGCGTCCAGCTTCGCCGGGTCGTGGTCGCAATCGATCCCGCCGTCACCGCGAACGAGGACTCCGACGAGAGCGGAATCATCGTCGCGGGGCTGGGCGCCAACGGGCACGGATACGCGCTCGCGGACCGGACCTTGAAGGCGTCCCCGCTGGGCTGGGCCCGCGCCGCGATCGCGGCCTACCATCGCTTCCGCGCAGACCTGATCGTCGGGGAAGTGAACAACGGCGGGGACATGGTCGAGACGACCCTTCGAGGTCTTGACCCGAAGGTCAACTTCAAAGCGGTCCGGGCCAGCCGGGGGAAGGTCACTCGAGCCGAGCCCGTGGCCGCTCTCTATGAACGCGGCCTGATCCATCACGTCGGAGTCCTCCCCGAGCTGGAGGACCAGCTCACTAGCTGGGATGCGACCATGTCCAAGTCCCCCGACCGATTGGACGCCCTGGTCTGGGCGATCCATGAGCTCTTCCTCCAACACGATCAACCGGCCGGACCGCTCCGGGCCTACTTGTGATCACCATGACCGAACAAAAGCTGGACGCTTACGCGAACCTAATCACTGGACTCGGGGGGTCTCGAGACAAGTCCCAGGGCTCCGCTCTCTACCGGGCGGGAGACCTCTCGACTTCGGAGCTGGATGTTCTCTACGAACAAGACGCTCTAGCCGCGCGGATCATCGATCGGATCGTGGACGACGCGATCCGCTCGGGCTTCGACATCGAAGCCGCGGACGAAGGCTTCGATATCAAGTCGATCAAGAGCCAGGTCGAGGACTTGCAAGTCCTGGACGAGTGTGGGGACGCGTGGCGATGGTCCCGTCTCTATGGCGGGAGCCTGGTCTTCTTCAACGCGAACGACGGGAAGAAGATGTCCGAGCCCTTGATCCTGGACAACGTGTCCAAGCTGATCAATCTCCAGGTCTTGGAATCTCCGTTCGTGGTCCCGTCCGCGTATAACCCCGGGCTCGGAGCTCGGGCGTTCCGAAACCCGGAGCGTTACGATGTCTTCGTTCCGTTCGGCAGCGACTCGGTCCGGACCATCCATCGCTCCCGTGTTGTCCGATTCGACGGGGTCCGCGTCCCTCCGACCCGGCTGATCTCTCGCGGAGGTTGGGGCCCGTCGGTCCTCGACCGCGTGATCCGAGAGTTGACCCAGCTCGGGGAGGTCATGGGCTACGCACGCAACGTCATGCACGAACTGTCGATCATGATCTTGAAGCTGGACGGGTTCCGCGATCAGGTTTGCGGCGGGCCCGAAGCGAAGGCCGAGATCGAGAAGGTGATCGAAGCCATTCGCTGGGCGGTCGACAACTTGCACACTCTGGCCCTGGACAAGAAGGACGATTATGCCGAGAGCACTCGGACCGTGACCGGGCTCGCGGATCTCTTGAAGATGTTCGTCGACGCGCTCACGCGGTCGACGGATTACCCTGGGATGGTCCTCTTGAATCAGCGGGCCGAAGGCTCCGGTCTGGCGAACTCCGCGGGCTCCGAGCTGGCGAACTATTACGATGGAGTCGACGCGGCCCGGAAGAAGTTCCTGATCCCCGCGATCAATCGAGCGCTGGAGATCATCTTCGCGGCCCGCAAGCGGGCTGGGGAGCGCATCCCCACGGAATGGACGATCACCTTCCCGTCCTTGTACCAGCCGACGGAGAAGGAGCGATCCGAGACCGAACTCCGCGAAGCCCAGCGTGATCAGATCCTCTTGACCTTCGGGGTCAAGTCCCCGGACGAAGCTCGGGACGAGCGGATCCGGAACGGCCAGATCATCCCGATTGCGGGCAAGGCTCGGGGAGACGCCGGGGACATTCTCGACGCGGTCCTTCCAGCGATCGCCCGTCGCGTCGAAGCCGGGGAGTTCTCCGCGGAGGACGGAGAGATCCTCGCGCGTATTCTCGGGGCCGCGGCATGACCATTCTCGGTCTCGACCAGCCATTCCCGAAACGAGCGGCGGACGATCTGTCCAGGTCGTTCTCGACCCTGGACGCTCGGGCGCTGGCCGTGATCGAGCGGGTCCTGGTCCCGGCGATCGACTCCGCGGACCAGGCCCAGATCGATCGAGCTCTCCGGGAGGTCGAAGAAGAGCTCGCGGGTTTCGGGGACTCGATCGAGCGGAAGACGCGAGCGGTCGGGGAGCGGGTCAACATCTCCCATCGGAGGCTCTTCTTCGAGGGGATCCGGCTCGCGCTCGGCCCGAACTATGCGGTCCTTGGTCACGATCAAGGACGGGCCGAGCTCCCCTTCCCCGGGGACGAACCCGCGAACTTCGCGGGGAAGACGGTCCTGGTCGTGAAACCGAACGCGGAGGTCGGGGCGATCATCGATCTCTTCGTGACCGAGAATGTGAAGTTGGTCTCGACGCTCGAGTCTGGGATCGTCGAAGCCCTCCGCGACCAGGTCGTTCGGGAGCAAGTCCTGGGCTCGGGTGATCCGAAGGAGCTCCGGGAGCGGCTTCTTCGGCAATGGAAGAAGAAGGGCGTCCCCAGCCAGATCCCGACAAAGCGGATGACCAAGGACGGGCGGGTGATCACGGTCCGGGTCGAAGCCCACGCGGACCTGATCGCCCGGGACCAGTTGGCGAAGTTGAATCTGGCCTTGACCCGATCGCGGCAAGTCGCGGCGGGGATCGCGGCCGCGCGCTGGCGCGGGAAGCTGGACTCCCGGGAGCGGCCCGAACACCGCGCGCTCGAAGGCCAGCTCTTCACGTGGTCGGAAGGCGTCCCAGGCGTTGGCTTCCCAGGGGAGCCGGTCTCTTGCCGGTGCCACGCCGAAGCCGAGCTGGAGGCCGAGAGCGTCCTCCAGGCGCCTGGGTTCGAGGTCATCCCGCCCTGAAGACCGACCGGACCCAGGCCACAACCCGCGCGGCCAGCGTGTCCGGGCCGGCCCAGACCTCGAGAGCGGGCTCCCCGCGGCTCTTGATCACGACCAAGGTCGAGACGATCCGATCGTCCTCCAGGATCCCGGCGTCCTGGAGCGCGTCCAGGGCTCCCTTGATTGGCGCGTCGACGTCCGGCTCCCGGTCGTCCCAGGACCAGCGGAGGACGACACACGCGGGCTCCGTGAGCGTCTCGAAGCCGAGCTCCATCGCCCGGAGCATGGACGCTTCCCCGACCAGCGCGCGGGCACCCGCGTAGCGGTCGGACTTGCGGACGCTCGTCCCTCCCCGTCGGTTCTTGCCGGCCCGGAAGGCCGCGTTCACGGCCAGGTCCGCGGGGTTCATGTTGATCTTCACGGAGAACTTCTTCATGGTCCATCCTCGATCGCGCGTAGGGCCAGGATCAAGAAGGCGATCTCGACCTGGTCCACGTTCGCCGCGTTCCCGATCAAAGCCAGGCGTGCCCGTCGATCTCGGTCCATCCGGGAGGTAGACCCATGAGCCGTTCGCAGAACTCCGGGGACAAGACCACGGCCAGATCCCGGGTCGGGTTTCCGCGGCCCGTCGGTTGCGCGTGGTAGATCAGCATAGCGTCGACCAGCGTCCTCCCGGAGTGACTCGATCGATCGGCCGTGTAACCGACGCGCCGCGACGTCCCGGAGTCCGACCGTGTCGGAGTAGGCCAGGACGAAGGTCCGAGCGCGCGCGTGCGGGGCTCCGACGAAGGACGCCCGGACACGATCCCACTGCGCATCGAACCCGAGCGCGGCAAGCGAATGGAGAACGCGATCAAGTCCGCGATGGGCAAGGGCTCCAACATTTTCGATGAAGACATAACTCGGCTCCAGTGCTTCGATCACGTCCCGGAAGATGGACCATTGCCCCGACTTCTCCCCGTCGAGACCTTTGCGGCTCCCGAGTTGCGAGATGTCTTGACATGGAAACCCTCCCGCGAGCAAGTCGACCCGCGGAGCTCGGACCGCTTCGGCCGCGTCCTCGAAGACCGGGACTCCGGGCCAGTGTCGGGCCAGGACCGCCCGAGCTCGAGGGTCCTTCTCCGCGTGCCATACCGTCCGGCCCTGGGTTGCGAACTCCAGACCCAGGTCGAGGGCTCCGATCCCGGAGAAGAGCGATCCAATCTTCATGCGTCGACCTCGTTCACGATCAAGACCTCCCGGACGCGGCCGCGGTCCGAGCCCTTCGAGCTCACGACCCCGGCTCGCTCGAGCTGGACGACCCGGGCCCCGGGGAAGTAGTCCGCGGCCGCGGGCGAGTTGCTCATAGCCCACGGGACCGGGAGCCAGGCGAGCAGATCGAAGAGCCGTTCATGGTCGAATCGCTCTGGGAGATAGTCGACTCCAGCTTGGAAGTACGGAGGGTCAAGGTAGACCGCGTCTCCGGGACGGACCCGGGCCAGCGCGGCCTCGAAGTCCAGACAGTCCACGCCCCCGATCGTCTCGACCATGTCCGCGAACTCGGAGACGACCCGCTCCGACGGAGCCCAGCTCCCGACCTTCTTCGGTCCGGGGACGTTGAACTCTCGCTTCCGATTGTACCGTACCAGGGAGTTGAAAGACGTCCGGACCAGGATCAGGAAGAGCGCGGGGTCGCGTGTCCGATTGAACTCGGCCCGGACCGCGAGATAGGTCTCTCGATCGATCGACTCGACCAGCTCGAGGCCGCGGATCCATGCGTCCTCGAGCTCGTTCGCAAGCCGGACGAGATCGGGGTTCGCGTCGGAGGCGAGCACGTCGAGACCCTCCCGTAC